CACATAGGGCATGGCGCTTTTGCCGCCATAGTGGTTCATCAGCTTTTTCACGCTCTGGCGTCCCTGCGGGGTCAGCGCTTTCCGGTGGTGCTTTTGTACCGCCCGCGCCACCTTCCCAAGCGCGGCAGCCAGCACCTTTCCCGTGAGCTTCGTTGTCCTGATCGAAAGGGCAACTGTTTTTTGGTTTACTTCTTCCTGCATAAAACCTCCTCGTATTATAAAGTAGTAGTTATTAGAGTCCCTCTCCAAGGACAAAATGCTACAATAGACAAGGTGCTGTGGATTGGTTTAAACCTCCTACCGCAAGACGGTTTCGGAAAGGCTCCAACCACGGCTCTTTGTTTTTAGTGTTAATCAGTTAGATACCGCCAGACGGTTTATATAGAACGAGGTTACATAGCAAAGAGGTGTGGCTCTAAGCAGCACTGTAAAATAAAACGCCGGAGGTAAAAAGAAATGATTTTTGTTGGTATCGATGTTGCAAAGGACAAGCACGATTGCTTTATCCTCAACTCGGAAGGAACGGTCTTGGCAGATGTATTTACCATTGCCAATAACCGCATCGGTTTTGAGACGCTTCTTTCAAGAATCCAAAGCTGTTCCCAAGGTGAAAGCAAAATAAAAGTAGGGCTTGAAGCCACAGGACATTACAGCTACAATCTGCTGGGGTTTCTTTTAGACAGCGGCCTGGCAACCTATGTCATTAACCCTCTGCACACGAACCTCTACCGGAAAAGTCTCAGCCTGCGAAGAACCAAAACAGATCGGATAGACGCGCGTACCATTGCAATGATGCTCATGTCTGATGTGGACCTCAAGTCCTACTCAAATACAGCATACCACAATGAAGAGCTAAAGTCACTAACCAGATACAGATTTGATAAGGTAAAAGAGCGCGCCAAGCTGAAAAGCTCCGTTGCGCGGTTAGTGAATATTCTGTTTCCGGAGCTTGAAAAGCTGGTCTCAAGTCTGCACATCGCTGTTGTATACGCACTGCTGAGCAACTATCCGGGTGCAAGCTATATCGCAAACGCTAATACTGAAGAACTCGCTGAGACTCTTTGCACCGCCTCTAAAGGTCGTTATACCAAGTCTAAAACCGCGGAAATCCAAGTAGCCGCAGGGGTCTCCATTGGCTCGAAAATGCCTGCTAAGTCTATGGAGTTGAAACACACGATTGCTCTCATCCGCGAGCTGGACAAAGAAATTTCTGAGGTAGAATCCGCAATTGACAAGATTACATCTCAGATGGATTCTCCCATCTTTACAATCCCCGGTATTGGCCGACATATGGGTGCAATGATTCTTGCTGAAGTTGGAGATTTTTCCAACTTTGCAAGCGCAGACAAGCTGCTGGCTTATGCTGGACTCTCTCCATCTACATATCAGTCAGGGCAACTGCAAAACTGTTATGCTCACATGGAAAAGCGTGGCTCCAGATATTTGCGATATGCTCTTTTCAATGCCGCCAAATATGTTTGCCTTTGGTGTCCTACATTCTCGGCCTATCTTGAAAAGAAGCGTTCTGAGGGAAAGCATTACAATGTTGCCATCTCTCATGCTGCCAAAAAGCTGGTAAGGCTTATTTTTGCTATGCTGCGTTCTGGGAAAGCCTTCTTAGCTGATTATTAAGCGTGCGATTTTATACGGAGCGAGTATCCGACAACGGATGCTCTTGTTTGCTATACCAATTTTCACCACCTTAAAATTTCTCTCGAAAATTTTGTTTTGGGGCTTGACTTTTAATAGTTAGTCTTTCCGTGTTAGTGAGGAGTTAGGAGTTGAAGAAGCGGCTTGCGCCGCAATTTTGAAATTATGAAAAGCCTGATATTCAAACCGTGCGCGTTAGCGCACACCATAAACTCCTAACTTCTACTTCCTACCTCCTAACTTAAAAAGCTCCCTGTTTCCACCCGGTGCTGGGGGCGGCGGTGGGTTCGGGGCGGGGCAGGAACTTTTCGATCTCGTTGGCCTGCCCGGTCTCACCGGCGTGGGGGCCGCTCTGCTTGGTGTATTCCCGCACGCCCAGGCGGCACATGCCCTGCGCACCGACAATTTCGTTCCAGCGGGGGCGGAACGTCTCGCCGCGCTTGCACTGGCCGATGCTCTCAAAAAAAGCGCCCAGCAGGCCCTGGGTCTTGGTGTGCAGGTACAGGCGGTGGGTGACGGTGGTTTCGCCTTTGTCGCCGCCATGGATGGTAATGGTCAGCTTGGCCATGCTGCAGGGCGGCAGCTTGGCGCTGCCCTCATAGCGGGCACGCTCAAAGCTCTGCACGGTAAACAGGTAATCGCCCGCAGGCAGCAGCACAAATTCCCGCTGTTCGTTGGTAACCTCGCTGTCCCAGTCCAGGGCAGCATCCGGCATGTTGTTCATATATTCAGCCATGGGTAAATCTCCTTTGTATTTGTTAAAACGGTACATCGCGGTTGGTGCAGATCATCTCCAGCACCTGGGGCCAGGCGGCCACCAGGCAGCCGCTGACGAAATCAGCCGGGTAATCCTTGACCGGCATATCGGCGGGAAAGTACCCGCGCTGGCCGACCACGGTCTGCAGTTCCTCCGGGGTCACATTATTGGCGGCCATCAGCTGGGCAAGGGCGGTCGGCACGCCCTGCGCCTGCAGATCACTGGCGGAGATCCCGGCAGGCACGGCAGGCGGTGCAGCAGGTGCAGCGGGAACCGGCACCGGTGCAGGCTTGGGGGCGGGGGCATCCTCTGCCATGATGGGGCGCGGCGCGGGGGCTGCGCCGGGGTGCGGGTCCGGGATGCAGGCGGCGATGCTGGCATACTCAAAGGGCAGTTCTTCCGGCAGACCAAAGCGGTTTTTGGCATCCCAGCAGGGGTGGTGGCTGGTGTAGAGAACCCGCCGCCCGCCGCTGGCCTTGTTCTTGGCGTTGGGGGCACTGCCGGCCTTTTCTACCACGGTTTTGTAGTTGGCAAACAGCAGCATGTCGCACCATTCCCGCAGCAGAGGGGCTACCTGTTTGCTGGTTTTCATGGTCCAGCGGTCATAGTTGCCAACGGCATCGGGCTGCTCAAACTTTGTGATGGCAGCATGGGCCAGAACCACCACGTTGTGCCCGGTGTTCAGCACCTCTTCCAGGGCATCCAGCAGCTTGCCGAACTCTTCTTTCGCGTAAGTATAGCCCTTGCCGTACCCGAAATCCTCAATGCCCTTGACCTTGGCGCGGGCGCAGACGGCGTCAATGCAGAGCCGTTCGGCCCAGTCGGCGGTGTCGATCACCAGGGTGCCGCAGGGCACATTGCCGCGGCTGACCTCGGCAACTTCATCCAGCAGCATGGCCCAGCTGGTGGGCGCGGGCAGGCGGGCAACGTTCAGCCGCTTGGTGCCGCCCTCGGTGTCAATGAATACCGGGGCGGGGAACTGGGCGGCAAACGTGCTTTTGCCGATGCCCTCCGGCCCGTACAGAACGGTTTTGACCGGCGCGGCAATGGTGCCGGATGTGATTGCGTATTTGCTCATTTCAGAACGCTCCTTTCGTCCATGCTTTGGGGGCGGGTGGTTCCTCGGCGTCTTTTACCCTGCCATCCTCAATGATGATCTGGCACTCCCCGCCGGTCGAAACGCGGGTGGCGATGGCCTGTAATCCTTCGGCCTGCAGCCAGCTGCCGAACTCCGCCAGGGTGGCAAGGTCCATCTGTTCCAGCTTGTCCAGCAGCACAAAGCCGCAGTCGGGGTTCAGGCGGCGCACAATGGCGGTGGCCACCCGCAGCTGGTCGCTGCCGCTCATGTCCTGCCAGTGTTTGCCGTTGTAAGTCAGGCTGCCGTCCTCCACACCCAGGCCGGTCAGGGGCAGGTCTGCGCCGTTCAGCAGGTCCATGCGGGCGGTGCGCTTTGCCTTGATCTGCTCCGTCAGGGCGGTGTATTCCTGCGCATAGCGCTCGGCTTCGTCCTGAGCCTTGGATTTTGCCAGGTTGGCGGATACCTGCCGGTTGATCTCCTCCACATTGCGGATGCTCTGCTCAAGCTCGGCGGTGGATTCATCCTGCAGCTGGGCCACGGTCTTGGTAGCGGCTTCCTCCTGCACGCAGGCGGCATTGTATTCCTCCATCAGCTGGCTGCGGCGCTCCTGCAGGTTTTTGAGCTGCTCGTCCAGGCGGGTCAGCTCATCCATGGCGCGGTGCTTGGCGTGGGTAATCTCGGTCAGGCGGTCGCGCTTGCGCTGGTTGTCGGCGTTATGGAGCAAAATCTCCTGCTGCTGTTGGATCAGCTCAATGGCACTAACGGGTTCGGACGGGGCGTCCGGGTATTCGGTCAGCTCTTCGGCGGCGTGGCGTTTCTGGGCGCCGATCTGGCCGATCACGGTGCGGCGGTCGTACAGGGCTTTGATCTCCCGGTCCAGGCCGGTCAAAGCATCCCCCACGCCGATGATGTTCAGCAGGGTGTCGGCCTTGTCTTTATCGCTGGCCTGCATAAAGCGGGGCAGGTCCAGCGCCAGCGGCTCCACAAAAGCGTTCAGCAGCTGCTGGCCGCTGCGCTGGCCGGTGGGGTCCGTCACGGTCAGGCTGCTGTTTTTGCCCTTGCGCTCCACCACAACGCCGTTAGACAGGATCACTTTCAGGTGGGGCGGGGCAAGGGCACCGTCCCGCACAGCGGCGGTAGGGCGGAACTTCTCGCCGCCCAGGGCCCAGGCCAGGGCATCCAGCACACTGGTTTTGCCCTGGTTGTTGTTGCCGCCCACAATGGTCAGCCCGGTGGGGGAGGGCGTGAGGGCAACCGCCTTGATGCGTTTTACGTTTTCGGCTTCCAGAGCCGTGATTTTTACAGACATTTTATTGCCTCCGTTTGAATTTCAGTCAGGGTGTTGGTCAGCTGGTTGATGGCCCCGGCGCGGGTGTCCGGCGGCAACTTGGCCAGCTGCGGCTTGACGGACTTCCAGGCGTTCTGCATGGCGCGCCCGGCCAGCAGCAGGCTGTCATAGGCGTTGCGGGTGTCCAGCTCGATTTGTTCCGGTGTGGCGGCGGCAGCTTTGGCGGTTTCCAGCTCGCTGCGCAAAGGGGCGGTCAGTTCATCGGCCAGGGTGTGGGCACGGCGGTTGATCTCATCCTCGTCCACAGCGGCGGCCACCGGCTGCGCTTTGGCGGCTTCGGCTTCCCGCTGGTATTTGTCGGCACGCATCCGGGCGGCATCGGCAACCTGGCGGGCACCGGCCAGCTGCTTTTCCGCTTCCTTTGCCCGCTGCTCGGCTTCGGTGGCGCGGCGCAGGGCGGAATCTTCGTTTTTGTGGGCGGTGCGGTAGCTTTCCTGGGCACCGGTGGCGGCGGCTTGCAGCTGGCGGTTCTGCTCATGCAGGCCGTCAACATCGGCCAGGGCGGCATCGCGGGCGGCTTCGGCGGCGGCTGCGGCGTTGAGGGCGTTCACCCGGTCGGCGCGCAGCTGCTGGTTTTCTTTCAGCAAATCCTGGTATTGCTTGTGGGTGGTAATGTCGCCGGATTTGACGGCCTGCACCAGGTCGGCGGGGGCGCTGGGTTTGGCGGCGGCATATAATAAAGAAGGGGAAAGCTCTTCCAGCACTTGCTGCTGGCGGGGGCTGCTGGAATCGAACAGGGCAGCAACCTGAAGCAGCTTGTATGCGGTAGATTTTCCCACGCCTATGCTTTCGCACCAGCGGCGGAAAGTATCTTCACCGCGGTTCCCATGCTTTGAGTTGTCCATCTTGTGGACAACTCCGCCGCACAGCGCGTCATGCGCGATTGAAACGCCGTCAGCCATGCGGCGCAGGCCCATTTCGGCCAGTTTACGCCCCGATGTGTACGTCTGTTCGGCCAGGTGCAGGTCGGTAACGGTTTGCTCATCCAGCCCGCTGTAATCAAACGCCGGAGCCGAACAGGCAGTTTCCGCACCGGACGGGTTTGACATTGCACCGGAAGCATCCGCAGGGGAGCAGGGGTCCGGCGGGCAGCTGTTTGCATCCGCCTGGGTGGTCGATGTTTCCTCCGCCAACGTGGCAGCAGGGGCGGCCGTAGTCACAGCAGCATCCGCATTCGGGGCAGTCGTGTTCACTTTGCATGGTGGTTCCTCCTTGTTGGACAGCGCGCGCAGGGCTTTTACCACAGCGTCCGGCACCTCGTAGTCATCCATCAGGATGCCGAAGCATCCCCCCAGCCAGTCCTCCTGCGCCAGGTCGGGCTCTTCGGTCAGGGCCTTGGCGTACTGCTGGGCGGCAAAATCGCTGGGCACCCATTTGTTTTGGTGTTTGTCCCAGAACCAGAATCTGCCGTGCTTTAAGGCGTACAGCAGGTGGTTGTCCTGGTTCTGGCAGATCATGTAGTCTGTCAACCTTCTACCTCCATGTCGATCAGTGCTTTGCGCTGGGCGGCGCCGGTGTCCGCGGCGCTGTAGCACAGGCTGATCTTTTCCAGTTGTTTGACCTTGTTGCTCGTTGCCTCGGCCAGAATGCCGCGCACGGTTTCATGCAACAGCAGTTCGGCGTCCTTGCGGTTGTGGGCAAAGGCAGCGCGGATGGCGTCATACTCGTTCATGGCGTTACCTCCACAGGGGTGAATTTTTGCAGCAGTTCTTCGGCCAGCGGCATGGGAAGGTCCGTCATGCGGGCGTTGCGCCAGCCCACAAGGCAGAGCCGCCCATAAAACCAGCGGCCATTGTAATGCCGGGTCGGCAGGCTTTGCCCGGCCTGCGGCAGATAAAACAGCGCGGCAAACCGGTTGCTGATCGGGCAGCGCTGCGCGTACCCGCCCATAAAGCGCTGCAGTTCCTGCAGGGTGTCCGGCAGGCGGTAAAGTTCCGGCTTTGCGCCGGGGTCAATCACGATTCCGCGCATGTCGCCACCTCCCGCAGCGTGATCGCGGCCCAGCCACCCAGCAGGCAGCCAGCCAGCCCTGCCATTGCAGCCGCCCCTCCGCCCTGGGCCAGGGCGGCCACGGCGCACAGCGCGCCCAGCCCGCAGCCAAGCAAAGCAAAATTGGCGCAGACCTTGCAAACGCGGGCAAGGTGGGGTAGAATACAAGTGATGAATTTTTTCGTCTGGCCGTTCCGGTGTTGCAGCACCGGGGCGGCTGTTTTTGTTTGGGGCATTGTCGTTCTCCTTTCAGATCGGCCCAGGGTCGCGGTCGCTGTGCCGGTGGTGATAGTTGGTTTGCGGTGCGGGGGCAAGGCCGCTGTGCGCGGGGCCAGTGCGGCGCGCAATGAACTCGGCCAGGCCGTCTTCGGTCACCAGGTGTTTGCGTGCCACGTTGACCGTGGGGCCAAACTCCCCGGCACGCACAAGCTGCTGTACGGTGGATTTTTGCACGCCCAGCATCTCAGCCAGGCGCTCGGCGGTGTAGAGGGTCATGGTAATTTCTCCTTTCATAAAAAATGTCATAGTTCATTCTGAGTGATTCTGGGTTATTCTGGCGCATTTGAAGTGATTCTGAGATAAATTGCATAGATGCGAAATTTAAGTAACCAAAATGTAACCATCAAAATGTTTGACAAATTGCCAGAATCATGATATTCTTCTCAATAACGTGATGGCAAAAAAAGGAAATCATGGTAGACTGCGCTTGCTGCCGTACTCTGAAAAAAGATAGTCAAGTGAACAATCCGCAAAAACAGCCTGGATGTCGCGCATCTCTTTCAGGGTGAATTGCGTCCGCCCTTGGAGTTTGTTCTGCAAGGAACTGTGTGAGATACCAATGCGCTCTGCCAGCTGCTGCTGGGTGGATTTGCTGCGCTTGAGCTCAATAAAAAGATTGGGAAACATGGGGGGTCACCTCCTTTGGTATGTATGGCAGAAATGCCATAAAAAATAGAAATCTTACGATAAGAGAGGATGAAAAGAATGAGTATTGTAATCGGTGCAGTTACGGGAAATCATGCCTGGATCATGAGCGATGGGCGGCAATGCAGCGCAGCTGATAAATCCGTAATACGGGAAGATCTTCCTAAATTTCAAATGATCAACGAAGGTCTTTACATTGGGTACACCAAGGGATACGAATCGGCCATGGAAGCCATGCAGGATTTTAAGGCCATTTGCCCGAACATCAAAAATGTAACGGTAGATGATGCCCTTGGAATTTTGCAAGCGATCATGACAAGCAAAAGAATTGGGAAGCCGCGCCTGAATGCACAATTTATTGCTGTGGGGCGTGCGGCCGCGGGCGGTATGGCAGTTGGAACGGTTGACTTGACTGGAAGAGTAAGAGTGCAACATATGACCAGCAAAGATGATGCGGCCTTTGATATCCTTCACGATAAAGCGCCAATCAGCCTTGAAGAACAGGTGGGGGCACGGTTGGCAAAAGGACAAGCATTTACTGCGGCGATTGAAAATGGCATGAAAGCTGTGATCAAAGCGCAGGCAGAACGTGATCCGACTGTAAACACGGTCATTTATCAAGCTCGGATCTGAATTTCCGCAAATCAATGCACCCGGTTGTAATGTGCATGTTCTCGGATCCCAGGATGGCATTGTGGGCCAGGTCAGCAAAGTTGACGCCGGGGAAAATCTTGACGCTGAAATCGGGAGCGATGCTTCCAATCTCAACCGTGGCACCGTCCTTGGTCTGGGCTGTGATGGTGGGACAAAAAGAGGGGGAAGTTTTTTCGGTGGTCATGGGAAAGACCTCCTTTGAAAATATTCGTTATTTGTTCTGTTTCAACTGTGTAGAATGAGAGAAGAGAGGGGGAAAAGAATGGAAACTAATAGCCTTGTTGTAACAGATAGCAATGTACAGGCGCTGGCAAATGCACTCTGTATGTTTGCAGAAAAGATGGGGGAACTTTCCAGGCTGTACCCGGTGTACCCCAATAGTGCGATGGAATCTTTGCAGCGGCTTACGGATAAGATGCAAGCACTGGAACTGCAGATGCAAAAAGCGAGCGAATTTTTGGCGCCGGCCTTGGAACGTTTTGCCCAAGAGCCTGCAGAAATTTGGAAAAATGAGAATGTGGACGCATTGCTGGTACAGGTTGCAGCAGCAATGCAAAGCTTTTCGGACATTTTACAAACGCAGCATGAAGCGGATGACCTTGTTCCCGTTAGCACCGCAACAGAGATTCTCGAAGATGTTCAGCCGATTTTTACTGATGACGTTATATCTACCGTTGAACAAAAAATCGAATCGGCCAAAAAGCCAGGGGATAAGATCTTATGGCACGACGTGCTCGAAATCCTTTCGTTTGTGCTTTGCCTTATAGCGCTTATAAGGGATGTCGCTCAGGATGTACTTCCGAATAAGCACGAGGAGTTTGTAGAAAACGCGCTATCCTCAATCATTGAAAAAATGGATAACGGAATTCCTTCAGAAGTGGAAATCAACAAGTATACTGAGGGCGCGTGCAATAGCTTCGATACATCCGATGATCTTTTCAATCTTCCAGAAAATACTCCAAAGTGTGAGAGCCTGAACGAAACAGCAGATACTCAGAATTGAAACACTGCGCTTTAATCGCTTGATTTCTGCCCCTGCCTGACCTTGACAATCAGGCTGGGGGCTTTTTTCATTGTTCATGGGGTCACCTCCTAAAAATTTCCAGCCCTTCCGGTTCAAAGTCCGGACTATGGGACAGGGGTTGTGGTAGAATGGTTGTAGCTGCTAGGAATGCTCCACAAGGTCATCAATGCGGACGCCGAAGTGGTCGGCAATCTTAGCTGCTGTTGCCAGGGTAGGGCTGCGGAATTTGCTCATCGTTCGCTTAAAGCGAATGTGCGGATAAAAAAATAAAATCTGCCGGGAATTTGTACACGCGTTCAATCTTCTGTACAGTCCCCCATTGAGGTACGGTTTTCCCAGATTCGTAATTTTGCAGCGTAGCAACGCTGACACCCAGCGCTTTGGCTGCTTCCTGCTGGTTTAATCCTGCGTTTACACGCGCAGCTGCAAGAGAAATTTTTGGGAATTTTTGGGTCTGCATATTTTGGATCACCTCCGTTCTATAAATCATTATACTCGCTTAAAGCGATATGTCAAGCTAAAAGCGAAAATATTTTTGCAAAATATTGATTTTGTTTTGCTTTTAGCGTATAATGACGACATGAGGAGTTGATTTTATGAGTGACAACGCCAAAATGGTTTTCGCTGAAAATCTAAAAGCGTACCTTAATAGCAAAGGATATACTCAGCTTGACCTTGCAACTTACATGAACTGCTCCAGCTCTACTGTTTCGGACTGGTGTAACGGGAAAAAGTATCCTCGTGTTGACAAAATGCAGCGTATGGCGGATTGGCTTGGTATTCAGATGTCTGACCTTACCAGCGAACATGACAAACTTGATGACGCCGACATAGCATTTTATAATCGTTATAAGCAGTTGACCGAGGAAGAAAAAGAAGATATGCGCGACTTCCTCGATCTTATGGATGCCCGAAGAAAACGTCGCGAGAAAGGCGTTTGA